TCACTGGCGGCACGAAGGTGCAGCAGAGCCTACGGACGCTGGTCCAGCACCACAGCGGCGTGGTGCGGATCCAGACTGAAGTCGCGACGCTGTTTAACGATGGTGCCAAGCCGGAAGTCGCAGTGATCCGCGCCCAGTTGGGCAAGATCAAGGCAGCCCGGAATGACGCCGGCGATGCCTTCGTGCTGGCTGACGACGGTAAGTCAATCGGCTGGGATCGGGACAAGGAAACCGGCAACGTGACGTTGCGGCTGGCTGAGAGGACCGGCGCCGGCCGCAAGCCGGACCTTGACAAGGCACTGGCCGCGTACGTGGCGGCCTGTCTGGCCCACGGCAAGACGCGCGAGGAAGCCATCGCAATGGTAGGCCCGGAGTACGACGACGCGGCGGACAAGGCCGCAGCCTAAAGAGAAGACGGAACCCCGGGGGCGAAAGCCTCCGGGGTCTTCGTCGTTCCCGTTCTTAAGAACGAATCAATAACCCGTTATTCGCCCGGCGTGTGGCGAGTCACGGGTTATGGATTTGACAAACCCCATTGGCCGGGTTATAATGGCCTCTCACAATTTGGATTGACCGGCGGGTTGAATAACGAGTTATTCGCCGGTCCGCTTCGCGGTGTGGTGGTACCAGCGTGCGCGACAGCACGTGCATAAAGCCACTCGGTACGATTCGCAGCATGAATAGGCATGCTGGCTGGCACGTATGTATACGGGTGTTGGCCGCCCTCCGATGGCAGAGTGCTACGGGGCCGGGCGAGGTGACGTTAGGAGACATACGACGGGGAATGCCGTCAGTATCCGGGTTGACACGCCCGCATTACTGGCTTGCGCCCTCACCGGCTTGGGGTACAAGCGCGGCGGGGAGTACAGGACGTGGGGCGTAGTGTGCTGCACGAATAACTAACCCGTTATTCGGGAGCGCATTGGCTCCGTAACCTGCGAGTGATACGGCTATGGTTAAGTACAGGATGGTTGAGTATTACCTGCACGGGCAGACTGGATGGGACTACCGCAAGGTGGGTGCCGTGGATATCCAGCGTCCCCGTCCGATGAGTGGACGCGAGGCCAACGAGATCGGCACGCCGCGTGGCCGGTCGGTGTACGTGGTCAAGCGTGTGGCGGTGCGATAGTCATGGCAGTCAAGGCAAAGCGAGCCGAGTTCAAACGCACGGCGGACGTTCTTAAGAGCGCCCGTGCCCGTGGGTACATTGACGCAACGCAGTTGCTTAACCTCGCCGCCATGTTTGCGGTGACGTACGCCGAGTGCAACAAGTCGTTCAATGTGGTGCGCTTCGGTAAGGCGTGTGGTGTGGAGCCAGACGTCGTTAAGATGGGGGAGGCGGTGCTGTAATGCGAGCCTACCTGTGGGTATTCATGGTTGTGCTTGGTGCGTTTGGCTTTGCCGTTGGCACCATGCTACCATTGGTTCCGTCGTGGATGGAGGCATACCACGACAGGGATTTCAATAACGCCGTTATTCAAGAGGAGATGCGTCGATGAGTGACCCAACAACGTGGACTGCTGAGGATGTAGTGGACTGGATGCTTCAGGAACAGGAGGCATCGACCGGACTGGCCGAGGTGCAGTCCGCTGTGTTCCGAGCGCAGGCCGAGGGATCGTGGCGCATCGGCCATGATGTGTACTGGGCTGCGCTTGAGGCACGGTGGAAGGAGAAGACAGACGGCAAGCCCATCCCTTCCAAGTACAGGTCGAGCAAGTCCGTTCTTAAGAACGCGATTGACCTTGGCATTGACGTGCGTGGCAAGGGTAAGACCGCCATCGAGAAGGAGATCAAGGAGGTGCGTGCCAAGGAGGCAGCAGCTAGCAGTGCTGCGCCTCCGGCTGGTGCCACCACTACTAGCAGTGGTACGCCGGCTGCCATCACGCATGATCTGACGCACTACCGTAACCGTATCTTAGATGTGCTTGCCGAGGCCAACGCCCGACTGCCGGTGCACGAGTACGGCACGTTGCTTGAGGAGGTGAAGACTTGGCTAAGTTAGTACCATTCGGGAACCAGCATGCGTTCCTAAGAACGGCGCGCATCATTGGCCAGAAGCACGACATGAAGGTGTGCTTCGACCGTGATGTACAGGGTGAGCTTGAGATTGAAGGGGATACCGTCAAGATCAAGCCCATGCCTGCTGCTGTATCGCAGGCCAAGCTGGATTCCATGCTTGCTACCATCGACTACGTTGGTAGCTTGTACAGGTACGGTGACAAGGAACAGGCTACCAACCTTGCCGAGTTACCGGCGGACCAACCTATCGGGTGGATGTACCGTCTGTTCAACGACGAGCGCATCACCCGCAACGCAGCGGAGGAATACGCAGGCTCCCGGCGGTGGATGTCAAACCGTACCGAGGATGGGCTGGCTGGTATCACGAAGGGGTTTGATGAGCTTGATCCCAAGCAGCAGGCTGTGATTGCAGCCACGCTTGACGCATCGTCTGACTGGAATGCGGGTGCGTCGCACGCCTCGTTGCCCGTCACTCCGGATGCACAGGCAATGCTTGCCAAGCTGCACGCTGACGGTGTGCCCGGCATGTTACGCAACCAAGCAGGCGGTACTGATCCGCTTGCCCTTGCCAAGCATGTGTACCGCATGCTTTGGGAGGATGACCCGGACGAGCAGGAGCAGAAGGAACGGGAAGGCAAGGGCGAGGGCGAGGATAAGGTCAACCCCAAAGGGAACCCGTTTAACAACGGGCACTCCGAGATGGTGCACGCCAAGCCCGAGGGTAAGGAAGAGGGCGAGACTGAGATGCCTGCCAGTGGGTACGGTGATGACGAGTCACCCACCCCGGACAAGCCCGAGCTACCCCGACCCGCTCTTAAGAACCCGCGCAAGCCCGACACGAGCGGGGCTGCACGCATGGAGCCGCCGGCCAACATCCGTGTGTACAGCCCCGAGCAGGCACGCGAGGCAGCCGGGCTGGCGGGTAGTCGCAAGGATACGTACGCCAACGCACTCAAGGCATGGGCGGGTAAGGATGCGGGCAGTGCAGTACATGCTGCCGTGTTTGCCAACAAGATCCGTCGGTTCATCCAAGCACGGGCAGCGGTGACGTACGAGCATGGGCACAAGCGGGGCACGTTGAGTAGCAAGAACGTGTATCGTGTGGCCCTGCCTCGTGAGGCACAGACACGTGCAAGCGAGCGCATCTTCAAGCGCAAGGTTGAGAGCGACACGCTTGATACGTGCGTCAATGTGATGGTAGATATGTCGGGGTCCATGTCTGGCGAGGCGACAGGACACACGTACATAGCTACGACGCTGCTATCTAATGCACTGTATGTGCTTGGTGTGCCGTGTGAAATCAACGCCTTCTCGACTGGCGCTAACCCGTTATCTTCGACGGGCCGCTCGACTGTGATCTACCGGCTGAAGGACTGGAGTGAGCGTGTCACAAGCGAGGAGATGTTCGACCGTTACCTGTCCGTGATAGGGTGTGGCATGGCTAACAACAACGACAGTGCCGCGTTGATGTATGCGTATGACCGCTTGACCCAGAGGCCGGAGACGCGTAAGATACTGGTCATGCAGTCAGACGGACAGCCTGCGTGCCGTGATGTTGACAGTGACAACAGCAAGCAGTGTCTTATCGACGCAGCCAAAGCTGTCGAGCGTAGTGGGCAGGTAGATCTGCTTGCCCTTGGAGTTGGAAGTGAAGGGATATGTAGCGTACAAGGGTTCTATTCCCGGTGGGCCGGCGTACATGGCAGCGCCGAGCTTGAAGAAAAGTTGTTTGACCTTGTTGCAAAGAGGATGGTGAACGCATCATGACTACCCATACTACCGCCGTTGATCCGAAGCTGCTGGCTAACATCGAGGAGATGCGTAGCCGCTTGGCGTCAGGCGTAGCGGCGGCGAAGCCTGCGCCTACGCCCGCTACCGTACTTGCCCCGACTATCGCAGTCGGGTCCGAGTTAACAGTCAGCACGCTGTGGGGTATGAAGAAGATCCCGCACAAGCTGCCTGACTTCGACGTGTCCACTCTGTACGGTGAGGCGGTCCCCGAATCCGTGCTGTCGTACGTTCCTAAGAGCGAGGACACGTACGTACCGCAGGGACTGAACGAGTACATGTTTACCAAGGCGATGGTTGACAACCAGCGTGTACTCTTGGCTGGTCCCAAGGGCAGTGGTAAGTCCACGCTACCGAAGGAGTTCGCTGCACGTACTAACCGCCCCTTCTACCGGTTCCAAGCACAGCGTACGACCGAGGCCGAGGATCTGTTCGGTAACCTGAGCGTGCGTGACGGCAGCGTGGTGTGGGTCGATGGCCCCATCACCATGATGGCCCGAGTCGGCGGCATCGTGTGCGTCGATGAGGTGTCGCTGCTTCAGGCTGGTGCTGCGATGGCGATGCAGTGGTTGATCGAACCCAACGGTAAGATCAGCCTGCCTAACCACCCGTCCGGTGACCCGGAGGACAAGCTGGTTACTCCGCACCCTGACTTCCGCATCGTGTTCACTGACAACACCACGCTTGCGGGTGACAGCACGGGTCAGTACGTGGGTACCAACGTGCAGAACGCAGCGTTCCGTGATCGCATCGACCTGTTCATCCGTGTCAACTACATGGATGCCGAGGCCGAGTCGGTGATGGTGAAGAAGCATGTGCCCGGTATCCCGGACGACGTTCTTAAGAACATGCTGCGCTTCGCTACCGAGGTGCGTGCCGGTCACGCCAAGGGTAACTGCGAGTGCACGGTGTCGCCTCGTGTGCTGCTGCGGTGGGCCAAGGACACCGTTGCCTTTGGTAACATCGGCTTCGCACTGCGGTTCAACTTCGCCAACGGGCTGTCCGAGGAGGACGAAACGGTGGTGTCAAGTCTGTACACCAAGTTCTTTGGCGAGCGTCTTCCGACTGTCTAACTAGCTGATTCAACAGGAGAATCTAAATGTCAAGCCGTACTATCAACACCGAACTGACCTTCCGTTTCAAGACCAAGGTGTACGAGGGAGGCTCCAACAAGTGGGGCCTGCCCGAACTGGAGGACGGTACTCCGCTGCTGCTCCAGCCAAGCAAGGCATCGCTTGAGTTCTACGATCTGCCCAACCACAAGGAAGGGATCGGGTCGTACGGTGTGCGCATCGTCCTTCCGGAGGGGCGTGTGCCTGACATGTACAACCCTGACGAATCGAAGGGCGAGAAGACACCGAAGATCATGCCGCTTGAAGGTGGCTTGCAGAAGGTGCTGCGTAGCGTGTGCCTTGATCCGTACTGTGTGGAGGTGGTGGACTTCGACGGCAAGGTTACCGACACGTCGGACATGGATGCCAACACTGCGCTGGCTGGTATCGCCGCACGGATGGCTGAGTCTGCGCTGCGTGAGAAGTACAACGAGTACGTGGAGGACGGCATCGTTCCTAAGAACATGTCGTTCGAGCGGTTCGTTGAGCTTGAGCTTGGCACCGATAAGGGTAGCGTTCACTAAGGAGGTATGACCATGCGTCCACTGTCATTCAAGAAGTACACTGAAGCCAACATCCACCCATCGCTGCGACTGCGTGTCCACCACCAGAAGGAACCGGTGTGGAACGCCGAGCGTGGTGACTGGGACTGGCACTACAACGGGGTCACTGTTGCCCACCTGTATGACAGACAGACTGACCGCCTCATGGGTGAAGGGATCGCTGCGTGTCGCCTGTCCGTTGACATGCCAAGCCGCAAGATCGGGCGTGCCATTGCGGTTGGCCGTGCGTTGAAGGACTACTATCAGCCGGGCCTTGACTTTGTGCAGGCGTACCGTGAGAAGGAACAGAACGGTGCGGTGTAAGGCATGCGACAAGATCCTTGAACCGGAGGAGATTGTCTGGTATCCTGCTGAGAACAGGCACGAAGAACTGTGCCGAGGCTGCCTCATCGAAGCCGGGCTGCTGGTCAACGAGGGGACTGGTGGTGCGGAGGACGATGACGAGGACGACGCGGAAGCGGAACCCATCGACCCATCTCTTTGGTAACGGAGTCCCATCATGCTGGACCGAGACGACTACCTTGACCTAGCCCGTGGGTTAGCAGTCGGGCAGACGGGTCGGTTCTCGCATGATGCATGCGGGGACACCCGCAAGCGGCTCTACGTTACCCGTGGAAAGGAGGGAATGGGGCCTAATGATATACTTGCTTTCTGCCACAATTGTGGTGTTGGCGGTAGGGCCAGCCTTGGCACCGTGGTACGTAGCCATGTTCCTAAGAGCGGCACAGGCGTGGCTGTACCTGCGGCTACGTTCAGCCTACCACCGGCTACGTCGTTTGATCTGAGGGACTTTACACCAGACGTAATAGGATGGCTCAGGAGCTACGATCTTTTAGGGGAGCTACCCCACCCTTGGGTAGGGTGTGATCGTGCGACAGGCAGCGTCCTATTGCCTCTGTGGTCAAAAGATCGGGGGCTTGAGGCTTACCAAACCCGGTCGTTCGACCCAAGGTGGAAGGGACCGAAGTACCTGACACGTAAACGGGAGGGTGCACGCACGCCACAACCCTATCAGTTGACCAGCACAAACAGGGATCTAGTGCTATGCGAAGATAGTCTATCCGCAATTAAGGTTGCTATGGCGGGGGAGGGCTACACAGGCGCGCCATTGTGGTCTGCCCCCGCATCCAACCCACATCTTGTGGAACTGGTCAAGCCATACCCCTACATATGGGTATGGTTTGACAACGACAACGAGATAGTCCGGGCCAACGCCGTTGCGTTGGGACGGAGGCTGCGTGCTTATCATCCGAACGTTAGGATAATCCTTGACAAGAAGGATCCTAAATGTTATACTACTGAACAGATAAAGGAGATTCTTAATCATGGTTAACGGTCTTATCTTTCTTCTTCTTTTCTGGAATGCTACTCTTTCTTCTCTTGGAGAATTAGTAGGAGTATTCTTTGGAGGGTTTCTTATCGGACTAGAGAAAGGACAGAAGAAGCTGCACAAGATGGCGAAGTACCTTGAGTATCAGGCTGTTCTTAAGAACGAAGCGGACAAGGAGAAGAAGTGACAGCTACTAGCATTGAGTATGGTGACGGGGATCTTCTTCGTCTGTTCCTTCAGCGTTCTAACTGGGAGCGTTATCGCTCATACGTAAAGGAAGGTGCCCTTCTCCCTGAGTCGCAGGAAATACTCAAGGCTTTCGAGGATGAGTTTACCCGTAGCCCCACCATGACTGAGGTGGATCCGGGTAAGGTACGTCTCAGCTTCCTGTTGAAGAAGGCGGTGAAGGTCAAGCCGGAGAAGATGGCAGTGTATACTGCTATCTTCGACGCGCTGGCCGCACCGCCTCCGGCTACGTACGATCCGTCCCGCCTGCTTGAGTTCTTTATCGGGATGGATTACGCAGCCAAGTTCCAGTCGTGTGCCGAGAAGTTCGTGATGGCTGGTGGTTCCAGCCCTACGGATCTGGCAGATGGCATTCGCAATCTGGTGGCTGAGTACGACACCGAGCTTGCGTTCCTAGGAACCGGCAAGGACAGTACCCTTGAGGTGACCGACGACATCACTGCCATCATCGACAAGGTGTACCGTGGCAAGGGCGGGCTTGAGTGGCGCTTGGAAGAACTGAACCTTGCCGTTGGTCCGGTCGGTAACGGTGATCTGATCGTGGTTGGTGCCCGCCCTAACGTGGGCAAGACACGCTTCATGGTGTCCGAGCTTACCCATTGGATGACGCAGCTACCCCGTGACGAGACGGCGCTGATCTTCAACAACGAGGAGGATGGCATCGGCATCAAAGGGGCCGTGCTGTGTGCTGGTCTGAACCGTGACATCGTGACCATCAGCAAGGACACACCGAAGGCAAGGGAGGACTTCGACAAGAAGATTGGATGGGGTCGGATCAAGATCATCGACCGTGCGTACATGACGACCGGGTTCTGCGAGAAGCTGATCCGCTCGTACAAGCCCCGCATCGTGGTGTTCAACCAGTTGTACAAGGTCAGTGGTGTCAGCCGTCGTGACGCTACTGACACGGAGAACATGCGGCGTACGTACCAGTGGGCACGGGAGATTGCCAAGGATCTGAACTGCCTTGTTGTGTCTGCCCACCAAGCGGACGTACGTGGCGAGGGCCAGAAGGTACTGACGCAGGACATGCTGTATGGCACCAAGACTGGGGTGCAGGGTGAGGTTGACCTGTGCCTCATGATCGGTAAGACTCACGACCCAGCCGAGGCTGACAAGCGCACCATCAACATCGCCCGCAACAAGCTTCCCGGTGGTCCCCGTACCAAACCGGAGATGCGGGAGACTAGCTTTGAGTGTGCGTTTGACGGCGCCCGGTCCCGGTATAACTCGCTATTGCTTGGAGGTACGACACCATCATGAGTGCGCCATCCCTGTACAAACTGCCGGACCATGTGGCTGAGTACGTAGCAACCAACCCTATGAAGGGTGTGATCATCCGCTCCATTGACGTGGAGACTACATCCCGGTGCGAGCGGGACGGTATGTTCGCAGCCAGCCCTTTCTACCCGGACAATCACATGCTCATGGCCGGTATCACGGACTGGCATGTAGAGAGCGGGGCCATCAGCGTTAACCACTACACGTATGGGTCTGCTAGCATACCGTTCGGCGACTATATTGATAAGCTATTCAGCCCCTACCGTGAGTACCCGGCCATTACCTGCGGTCACAACATCGTGTTCGACCTGCACTGGCTGCGACGTACGGCGTACGAACACACCAGTTGGTTCGATCTTAAGAACGCTAACCTGTGGGATACGCAGGTGGCTGCCTACATCTTGAGCGGTCAGCGTATGCGGATGGCATCCCTCGATGAGGTGGCTGCGGTGTGGCTGCCGGGAGAGAAGGACAACCAGAAGCACGCCGACGTGTCGGAAATGATTAAGGCGGGTAAGGTCGAGGAGGTTGACCGCGAAAAGCTGCTTGCCTACATGCTCCAAGACGTGTGGCTTACCGCACGTGTAGCTGAGAAGCAGATGGCCCACGCCAAGCTTACCGGCCAGTTTGAACTCATCACCCTCATGTGTGAGCACCTGAAGGTGATCGAGGAGATGGAATGGAATGGCATGGCAGTGGATGCACCAGCCGCAGAAAGGATGCGGGCGGACCTGCAACGTCTCAGTTCCCGGTTGGCCCAAGGCATTGATGGCAGCATGGCCACCATCGTAGCGGGCAAACTTGACGATGCTAGCACCAGTCTTGGGCGACCGGTTGACATTCACACAAGGATGGCTATTAAGGAATTCGTCGAGAGCGGTGGCCTAGGCCTCACTCCCCGTGTGCTTTCCACCATGATCTTTGGTGGGACCCTGAAGGTTGAATACCGGGTATCGGCTGGCTACTACATGACGGGGCCTCGTGCTGGTGAGCCGAAGTACGGCAAGCGTGAGCTTGAGCTTTACTTCAAGACACCGCTCGTCCCCAACCCCTCTCTTGTGGGATCAAGCCCGCTTGCTACGGGGTGGAATTCTGTAGACGATAGCGCTCTTAAGGACGTGCTTGAGTACGGCCAGTCTCTGCGTGTTCGGACTTCCGAGCAGGCGATTGTCCTTGACATCGTTGCCTATGAGCGTATGCTTCGGGAGGTTAACAAGATCCTGAATACGTACGTGGCACCGATGATGATCCTGTCGAGCGGTACGTTACACAACAGCCCGACGCAGGCTTCGATCCTTCACCACCGGATCAACCCTACGTCTACCCGCACGGGCCGGCTGTCTTCGTCGGACCCCAACCTTCAGAACGTACCGATGGAATCCAGTGATCCGTCCAGTGCCTACAGCATGTACCCGGTCAAGCGGTTGCTTGCCTCACGGTGGGGTATGGATGGAGAAATCTTTGAGATTGACTACAAGCAGCTTGAGGTGGTGGCCCTAGCCGCTATCACCCGTGATCCCCAGCTTGTCCACGACTTGCAGCACGGTGAGGATATCCACAACGCCGGGTGCATGGCTGTGTACGGCACCCCGGATCCCGGCAAGGAGAAACGCCGGGTGGTCAAGACGATTAACTTCGGGTTGATCTACGGCGGCGGTGCTGCGACGGTGAGCAAGCAGGCTGGCGTGGATCTGTCTATGGCAAGGGCTGTCATTCGTGCCTTCTATGACCGGTATGGTAGTATTAAGGACTACTACGAGAAGGTCGTCGTACCTTCCTGCGTGTACGACAAGGGTACGATGGACTTCACCCTTTCCCTGCCGCATATCTCACCCCGTACGTTCGGGATCGAGATGGCAAAGGGCAAGATGGAACCATCGTACACCAAGCTGCGTAACTATCCGGTCCAGAGCCTAGCCACAGGGGACTTCGTGCCGCTGATGAACGTGGCCCTGTACCACGCCATTCGGGGTAACAAGGGTCTTGTTGGCGTGGTGCGCATGGTGAACACGGTGCACGACAGCATCGTGTTCGACGTACACAAGGCCGTGCGTGATGAGTTCCTCCGGACTGTCAACGACGTTCTCAAGAACGCTCACGCCTACGTCAGGGCTGGCCTTGGGGCCGACCCCTTCCAAGGACTGCCCCTTGCCTACGAGATTACGTCTGGTCCTAACTGGAACGAACAGGAGAAGGTTGACATTGAAGCGATAGCTTGATATAATACTACCATAGACTACCGACTACCTACCCCCGCTATAGAGAGGATCCTATGTCTACTGTCATCACTGCTGCTATCGACCGCATCGAGACCCGTGTTGTCAATACCAAGTTTGGTCCGAAGACTGCGTACACTGGTATGCTTACTGATGGGCGTAAGCTTCAGTTCAACTTCAAGAACCCGGCTACGCTTGGCGTCACTGCTCCGGCTACGATCAATGCCGAGGTCGAGGAGGGAAAGTACGGCCTTGAGTTCAAGGGGCTGTCTTCCGGTGCCCCGTCTACCGCATCCACCACGGGGCTTGTTGCCAAGCCGACCGGAGCCGGAGCCTCTGGTCGTCCGTTCCCCGTGCCCGTGAACAGTGGCGAGATGGCAATCATCCGCCAGAATGCACTGACCAATGCGGTCAACTGGTTCAACCGCATGCCTCTGGTTACTGAAGACGCGGACGGGAACCTTATCCCGCCTCCGTCTGACGCTGACATGGCCGAGCGCATCATTGCCATGGCCTACCGCTTCGCTGAGTTCAGCAGCGGCCAGCGTGAGGTGCGTGTGGTTGACGAGATGGACGGCCCGTCGGCGTGACGGGCTACACCCTTGTGATGTTCGTCGTGCTCACCGTGTTCCTACTTGCAAGGAAAGCCAATGGCTAACAAGCAGATCCATACCCTGATGGACGACATCCGGGAAGTTCTTAAGAACACCACCAAGGGGACGGTAGACCCGGTGGCTCTTAAGGACTTCTACGATTCGTCCGGCATGGCACTGATGCGGGCTATCGAAAGCCCGGATCGTGCGCCCCGTCCCAAGGATACGGTGTACGCCTCCGAGCTTCGGGACGTGGAAGTGTGTCCCCGCAAGGTGTGGTACAAGATCCACCACCCCGAGGACTTTGAAGACCTGACCCCGCAGACCCGTGTCAAGTTCCTGTACGGCGACATGACCGAGGCGCTTGCCCTGTTCCTCGCAGCTCAGGCGGGCCATGAAGTTACGGATATCCAAGGTGAGTGCGGGCTTAACTTCGCCGACCTCACCATCCGTGGCCGCATGGACTGCAAGATCGACGGTAACGTGGTGGACGTGAAGTCGTGCAGTGCATACGCGTTCAAGAAGATGACTGATCCCAACTACGATTGGTCAAGTGATCCGTTTGCGTACCACCGCCAGCTTCAGTTCTATGACGGCGCGCAGAAGGAACGCTTGGGTGAGAGTCGTGCCCCGTACCTGCTGTTGCTTGAGAAGCAGAGCGGGGACATGGCTCTGGTCGCAGTGCCTTCGTACCACTCGCACCCCGCCAGTACTGTCTTTGAACTGAGCAGTGTCTACGTTAAGGCACGGGATATCTGGCAGCTTAGTCGGGCACCGGACATCGGGGAGAATGCTCTTAAGATCTGTGATGAAACCTTTGTGGGGGATGAGCCTGCCACCAATGGCAACCGTAAGCTGAAGACGTACTGCTCGTACTGTGGTGTCAAGCACCGCTGTTTTGCTGACGCCGGGATCGTTATCCAAGGGTACGCCTACGCCAACGGTCCTGTCTGGTTGACTAAGATTAATAAAGAGCCGAAGGCCGAGATTCCCCGGATCAAGAACCCGTATGCGTTCTAAGTACGAGGGGCGTGTAGCAAAGGCACTGGACAGTGCCGGGATACGGTGGGAGTACGAGTCCTACCGGCTCCAGTATTGGCTGCGCGTTCCGGGGTCGAGGTGTACCGCCTGTGGTGGCAACGACACAGAGCGATCCGGGTGGTACACCCCCGACTTCTGGTTGCCTGACCTTGGTGTGTTCCTTGAAACCAAGGGTCGCTTCTTGAGTAAGGACCGCACCAAGATGAAGGCGGTCCACGAGCAGCACCCCGACGAGAACATCGTCATGTGTTTCATGGCTGACAACAAGATCCATCCATCTTCAACCACGAGGTATAGTGACTGGTGCCACAGTATAAGATTGCCGTTCCTAGTGATGGCCCCAACCCGTTCGGGCCAAGTCCCGCTTCAAGCAAGGGATCTGCGGGAAGCCCTCTCGATGTACAAGTAGGAGGTGACCACTACAAGCGGTTCAAGATACAGCCCGGACAGTTCTGCGAAGTCAACAAGCTGACCCACTACGAAAGCAACATCGTCAAGTACGTGTGCCGTCACCGGTACAAGAACGGTAAGGAGGATCTGTTGAAGGCCCGCCACTACATTGACCTGTTGATAGAGGAGAACTATGGTGGGGAGTAGAGATGTCACGCTTGTCGTCGGCGATGTTCACGTTAGTCCCGGTCAAAACCTGCGCCGTGCCCGATGGCTGGGAAGTCGAATACGAGATACGAAGCCGGCGCGTGTGGTGTTTATCGGAGACTTCCTCACGTTCGATAGCCTCTCAGCTTGGGATCGTGACAAACGAAGAAACATGGAGGGACGGCGATACAGTAAGGATATCGGTAGCGGTCAGGAGTTCCTAAGAACGATGAGCGAAGGGGGCCTGCCCTCTGAGACTAAGTTCATCTTTATCGAGGGCAACCATGAGGACCGTCTTCACCGTTACCTTGCGACCGATCCGACTTTTGATGGCGCTTGTGATTATCTCAGCGACCTTGGCTTTAAGTGGGATGAGGTTGTTGGGTACAAGGAGAACTACATCCACCGTGGAGTGTATTTCACCCATGTGCCCATCGCAGGCAACGGCGCTCCCATTACTGGGAAGAATGTGGCGCAACGGGCCTTGGATGTGTACGGGGTACCAGTTGTCTTCGGTCACACCCACAAGTTCAACGTCGCAGCCGTCCACCGTACCGGCACGCCTCACCTACAGATGGCGGTCAACGTGGGCTGCTACTTTGAACACATAGACGAGTACGCCAAGGGTAGCCAGACGGACTACTGGCGTGGACTGGTTGAGCTTACCCACTACGGTAACTGTGCCTTTGACATTAATGCTGTCCGTCTTGGACACCTAAAGGAGATGTACGGATGAGTAACTATACGACGTTCAGGGTTGATGACGTTCACGTTTTCCTTGAAAACGAGGCTGAGGATACTTCGGACGCAATTCGTCTATTCAAGGACGGTCCAGAGTACCTGCTTGTTGTCCGGGCGAATGGTGAAGACGAGGCCTACCTTAACGTTAAGGATCTGAAGAAGCTTACGGCCCTTATGACCAAGCTTAACACTGAGCTTGGTGGTGGTGGTGGTTGACGCCGGGCCGTACATGTAGTATACTATTCCTATGGCCCCCAAGAAAGAAACCGTCAGCCTTGAACAAGCCAAGTTGTTCCTTGCTGACCAGTACGATCCCGACGAGATTGTGGATCTGCTGAACCTGTCGTCCATTGACCTGCTCGACGCCTTTGAGGATAAGGTGCTTGAGTACGCCAACGGCCCCGACAGCCCGATACTTCCGACGCAGCTTGAGTTTCCATTTACCTATGATGACGATAAGGATGATACCGATGAGTAATGAACTGCTTGACGCACTCGACCTTGACGCCCACGACGAGCCTACGTACGTTAACAAGACCCACATGAAGTACCGCACCTTCCTTGGTGACGAGGGGCTTGCCGGCCTTGAGGTAGCGGTGGAGGAGTACGGCTGGGCTGGCAAGCACCCGGTCACCGGCAAGATCACGCATCCGACGGTTGAGGTTACCACGATCCTTACCGACGGCAGTGGGGATCGTGTCTACCTGAGCTTCAACGAGACGGGCAAGGATGACCACCCCGACTACAGCACACGCAAGGTTGCCGATCTGGACACGCTGATTGCCGTGCTTCAGAATGCGCGGTATGCTGCGGATAAGGCGATCAGTGAGCGTGAGGTCCCGGGCGATGAGCCGTCGTTCGACACCGCCAACGCGGACTGAGGAGGTGGGTTTCGGGCCGTGGGAGGGGGTCACCCGCAAGGTGGCCCCTTCCCTTTCCGACGTAGGCAAGGCTGCCTACCACGCCCGGTGGGTCAACGAGTTCCAGAAGATCTGCGATGAGTGGGAGGGCCGTGACCAGCGACAGGTACAGTTCTACAACGCTCTTAAGAACAAGCACCGCAAGCAGCTTGAGGCACTTAAGGCATGATGAATTTAAAGCAGTTGTCCCTGTGGTGGCGCTTTGCCTGCGCTAAGAAGTTTGGTGGCTGGGCTTTGGAATCCCGTGGACGCCTTCGGCACCACCGCAAGAAAGGGCCGGGTCGGCGGCATCAGCAAGGTAAGGGAGAGGCGCTGCGCCATGAGTGACGTACTTTCCCCCTACCGCCCGCGCACGCATATCCCACCCGATCAAGGGCTAGGCGACGACGTGCCCTGCGAGAAGTGCGGTGCAGTCGCGCTCGACACCGGGCTGGAGTGCAGTGAGTGCGGCCACGACAACTGGGAGGCCGTCACCGGGAAGCCTTTCAAGAGGCGCTGCGCCATGAGTGAGATCACGATGGAGGACTACGCCCGGCTGGCGACGGAGATCGGGCTAAAACGGGCGGCGTATGGCTGGTATGACTACGGGAGGCTCGTTACCGCCGCCGAACTCCCCGCCTACCTCGCCGAGCCGGCGCAGTTCAGCCGGATCGTTGACTGGGCTGTCGAGCACTACATCCAAGTCATTATCACCAAGCACGAGGGAGTCATCGAGGTGGACTTCGTGCCGCTGTCCATGAGCGGAACGCGCCGGCACGTCAGCCTGACGGATTGCAAGAGCGTTCGTGCTGGCGTCCGTGACGCTGCGGCGCTGGCGACGAGGGAGGGGACATGAAGCGCACGGCAGAACAGTGGGCGGCCGAACTACAGGCGCACGGAACAGATGCGTTCCTTTACGCAGGTGACCCGCAGCATCTGGCGGAACTCCTGCGGACGATGGTGGAGGAGAGGAAAGCGTATGAAGCACTACTCCACTACGCCCCCAACAGTGCAGAAAACATTGAACCCGCAATAGCAGCCCGACGCCGGGCGGAGGGGGTGAAATGACCAAGAAAGCATCACAAAAAGCGCGGAAGCCCACAAGCATCGGTCTCGTTGAACCTAACTACAGCCGTGGCTGGGACGAGGGATACGCTGAGGGGTTGCGGCGGGGGAAGAAAGCTGCGTATGACTACATCCTTGCGCGCCTTGGGCTTTCGGCTTGGAGCGTCGATGAGGTGAAGAATGACTGACTCCCTCTCAGCCGTTGCAAGGGGGATTGGGATGGAGATCTGGCCGCCCGAAAAGCCGGGGGCTAGTTGGTGGGTGGATGGCGAGACAGCCATCTGCTATGTCGATGACCCGGAATGCGACGGCCACCTCCGCACCTACCTGCTCACCGGCGACAGGCCGATGAGGATAGCCGAGAAGCGCGGTATAGGCGTCGAGCAAGACCTAGACGGTATCTGGCAGGCGTGCACCACCGTCATCGACAGCTACGGATTTCCCTACCGCAAGCTCGGCTGGCGAAGCAACACCCCCGCCGAGGCCATCCTTGCCTGTGCACTGGAGATAGTTACTAGTGAGTAAGAAGCACAAGTACGTGACTACAGATAACGCAGCCGCTTGGGTCAGCCGGCTAGCGACTATCGGGATCCTTTTGCTGATCGCAACCATGCAGATGTGGATACTGTTTCACCTATGAGTATGAACAACTACCAAGAGTACATTCACAAGCGTACCTACGCTCGTTACGACGAGGAGAAGGGGCGCCGTGAGAACTGGCCGGAGACGGTTAGCCGTTACGTAACCTACATGAAGGGCCGGGTTCCTAAGAACGTTCAGTCAAAGTTTCCGTGGGAGGAGATTGAGGCCGCCATCCGTGACATGGATGTTATGCCCAGCATGCGGGCCATGCAGACGGCTGGGCCTGCCCTTGACAAGGACAACGTGGCCGGGTACAATTGCGCTTACCTGCCCATCGAACATCCTCGTTGCTTTGATGAGGCGCTGTACATCCTTATGTGCGGTACCGGGGTAGGCTTCAGCGTAGAGCGCACGTACATTGACAAGCTGCCGGAGGTACCCGATGGGATTGTCCAGAGCGAAACCGTTATTAAGGTTAGAGATTCGAAGCGTGGATGGCAAGACGCTTTCCGAGAACTCATCGCGCTTCTGTATTCAGGTCAGAGGCCCCAGTGGGATCTGGGAGGAATACGACCTGCGGGAACACGTCTCCGAACTTTCGGGGGTCGCGCATCCGGGCCCGGCCCACTTGAAGACCTGTTTAGATTTACTTGCGAGCTATTTCAGGGAGCGAAAGGACGACGCCTAACGTCCCTTGAATGCCACGACCTCATGTGCAAGATCGCTGAGGTGGTGGTGTGCGGTGGTGTGCGGCGGTCGGCGCTCATCTCCTTGAGCAACCTGACGGATACCCGGATGCGGAACGCCAAGTCCGGTGACTGGTACGCTACGGACAGGCAGCGTGCGCTTGCCAACAACAGTGCGTGCTACACCCAGAAGCCTGACTACGGTGCCTTTGCGGAGGAGTGGCTTGCACTGTATCGCAGCAAGAGCGGTGAGCGTGGGATCTTTAACCGCGAAGCCGCACGGGCTACGGTGGAACGTATCGGACGGCGGGATCCTGACCACGAGTGGGGTACCAACCCCTGCTCTGAAATCATCCTGCGGCCCTACCAGTTCTGTTAACGATTAGCAGAAGTAAAACAGGGTGAATTGCTGGGAAGCCCCACGACGAGGGTAATCAGCAGCCAAGCCGAGGGAGCGATCCCACGGAAGGTTCAACGACTAGGACATACCGACTCTAGTAGCCGATGAAGTCCGTACACTCAAGCGAGTGGAAGCGCCCTGCCCACCTGCGTGGTGGTGATGATATAGTCTGAGCTAGCTAGTAATAGTTAGGCGGAAAGAGAAAGATGCAGCGCAACAGACAAGGCTTCCTTGTTTCGGATACGCACCGTGAATGTACAAAGTGCGGCTCTATCTTTGAGAAAACAAGTAAGATGACCCTCTGCCTGCGCTGTAACTGCGAGAGAGTAAAGAGCCAGACGCCCGAGTGGAAAATGTGGCAGCGGGCCAAGCAGCGTGCCCGTGCTACTGGCAGGGAGTTCGACATTACGGTTACCGACGTAATGATACCGACCCACTGTCCGATACTTGGTATTGAGCTTAACGTAAACTCCGGTAAGTCCGGGGCGTACGCTAACTCGCCTTCCCTTGACCGGAAGGACAACGCCAAGGGCTACGTTAAGGGAAACGTCTGGGTTATATCCCAGCTAGCCAACCGCATGAAGGGGGATAGCTCCAACGAGGAGCTTCGGCGGTTTGCTGAATGGGTACTCGCCTCTATCCCGGCACAGGAGTAGCGACCTGTGTTGAACGAACTGAATCTGACCGAAGCAGTCATCCGCCCTAACGATATGCTGGCTGACGTTGAGCGCAAGGTCCGTATTGCTGCGATCTTAGGAACGTTGCAGTCTACCCTTACCGACTTCCGTGGTCTGCGTAAGATCTGGAAGGATAACTGCGAGGAGGAGCGGCTGCTTGGGGTGTCCCTTACGGGGATCTACGACCACCCGGATCTTGGGGATATCACTTACTTCGATCTTCCAGAACATCTTGAGTATCTGAAGCGGGTGGCTGTAGACACCAACAAGGAGTTCGCAGCCATCCTGAAGATCCCCCAGTCGGCTGCCATTACCTGTGTAAAGCCCAGCGGTACGGTGTCCCAGCTTGTTGATGCTGCGTCGGGGATCCATCCCCGCCACGCCCCGTACTACATCCGTCGGGTGCGGTGTGACAAGAAGGACCCCCTTTCCGACTTCATGATCCAGCACGGGGTCCCTTACGAGGAGGACTGCACCAACCCGTCGGCGTGGGTGTTTTCGTTCCCGATGAAGTCCCCCGATGGTGTAGTTACCCGCGACGATGTAACGGCCATCGACCAGCTTGAACTGTGGTGGGCGTACGCTATGCACTGGTGTGAACACAAGCCCAGTGTGACCATCACGGTTCGGGAGCATGAATGGGCAGACGTAGCTGCGTGGGTGTGGGAACACTTTGACATGATGTCGGGCGTGTCCTTCCTTCCGCACAGCGACCATGTGTACCGGCAGGCCCCGTACGAAACCATTACCAAGGAACAGTATGAGGCCCTAAAAGAAAAAGCCCCCAAGGAGGGGGCTATTGACTGGGACGCACTGGTTGAGGAGTCGGATCAAACTACCAGCAGCAAGGAGCTAGCTTGTGTAGGGGGCGCGTGTGAAATCCTTTAAGGGCTATTCATTCTTTCGCGGACTGCCTCTAGCTTATCACTACACCTAGCTAACTCAACGTCGTACTCAACAAGAAGCTCAACGACCTCTCCCCATTCCGGCGGCTGTGCAGGCAGAAACGACCCGCTACACGGTGCCGGGATGGGGAAGGTCACTGGGACAATCTTCTCAATCTCTACCGGCACTGGACGATCCACGTACACCGTACGTATGCATCCAGATATCAGCAGGCACATTAACCCTAACACAAAGATCGCCGCTTGCATTGATTGCCTCCCTCAGGCTTTCCTTTGTTCGGCGCAGATCAACATCCCGTTGACGCAGACGCGCCTCCAAATCCTCATTCATCTTCTTGTTCTTTTCTAGCTCGTTCTTAAGAGCGCGGATAGCAGCGTCCGCTGCTTCCTTCTCCACACGTCTGGCTTCCTCAGACGCCCGCCTTGCGCCCTCCACTACTGCCGTGTTGCACTCCTCACGTGCACGCCCAAGCTCCTCCTGCAAGCCCCCTATGATCTTGTAGGCCAGCCAAGCCGTGAGGACTAGGGCCATCCCGAGGCCGGCGGTTACCTTTGTAGTAACGGCTACCACAGCGACCGGTCGTACTTCTTAGACCACGCACTCTCCTTGCCGAGCGCGTCGGCCCACCCTTGGGCCGCAGTCTTGCAATGCAGCGGATCCCTGTAGATCTTGTTGACAAGGCCCACCAACCCCTTGTACCCCTTCTGGTACAGGAAAGCACTCAGGGTTTTCCGGGGATCCTGAAACAGGACCACCGTACTTACCGTCATGTTGAGCAGC